TACATATAATAAAAAAAAGAAAGAAACCAAAATAGAAACTTCAAATATGACAGGATTATTAGAGGGTAGTTATATTCATATTGAAGAAATTGGACATTCGACTGAATTTTATCAAGATGGTGCTAAGTTTATGGTAGCTGAAATTAATAAAGAAGAAAAATATTTCTGTATTAAAGAAAATATAACACCTGACGATAGTAAGAAATTAAGATGGTGTTTAGCAAAGGATGATGTTACACCAAAGGATATCTTTCGCCTCTCGAATGGTTCTGCAGAGGATCGAGGGATTGTCGCAAAATATTGTATTCAAGATTGTAATCTAGTTCATTATCTCTTTAATAAATCGGATATATTAACGGGTTTTATTGAGATGGCTACCATTTGTAGTGTTCCAATCAGCTTTTTAGTTATGCGTGGTCAAGGAATTAAGTTGACCAGTTATATTGCAAAAAAATGCCGCGAAAAAAACACGTTAATGCCAGTTATAGAAAAAGGCGCGATGGATGAAGGATATGAAGGTGCGATTGTATTGGATCCAAAATGCGATTTATATTTGGATAATCCCGTTGCATGTGTAGATTATGCTTCGCTATATCCCAGTTCGATGATAAGCGAGAACCTCTCCCACGACAGTAAGGTTTGGATAAAAGAATATGATTTAGAAAATAAATTAATAAAAGAAATAGGTGAAAAAGACGAAGAAGGTAATTTCATTTATGATAATTTACCAGAGTATGAATATGTGGATGTCACATATGATGCATTTAAATATGTGCGAAAAACGCCTTCTGCAGCGGCAGAAAAAGTAAAATGCGGTCATCGAATATGTAGATTTGCACAGTTTCCAGAAGGGAAAGCAATTATGCCTTCCATTTTGGAAGAATTATTAAAAGCCAGAAAATCGACACGAAAACTCATTCCCCAGCAAACAGACGATTTTATGAAGCAAGTATTAGAACAACGTCAATTAGGTTATAAGCTAACTGCAAATTCGTTATATGGTCAGTGTGGCGCCAAAACCAGTACATTTTATGAAAAAGATATTGCGGCTTGCACTACTGCAACAGGTAGGTTATTATTAACTTATGCAAAACGACTGATAGAGGAAACATATGGAGATAAAATATGTAATACAGAGAATCATGGTCCTGTTTTAACAAAAGCAGAATATATTTATGGAGATAGTGTTGCGAATTATACTCCTATTTTCATACGAAATGGCAGCATAATTGAAAATATTACAATAGAACATTTAGCAGCTAAATATGGAGATGATAAGTGGATAACATGTAAAGAGAAAGGAAAACAAGAGAAAGAGTTTTGTGAATTGAATGAAATAGAAACATGGACAGAAAATGGATGGACAAAATTATATCGTATCATTCGCCATAAATTGGCACATCATAAAAAAATGATAAGAATAATAACACATACAGGAGTAGTTGATGTAACGGATGATCATTCGTTAATAACCAAAGACGGATACGAAATTTCTCCAAACGATGTTTCGCTGGGAACAGAATTACTACATTTTACAAACCCTTATAATAATGAAATTAACAGCACTATAAGTAAGGAAGAAGCAAGAATTCTAGGGTTCTTCTTTGGAGATGGCAGTTGTGGTAGTTATGATTGTACATCAGGTAAAAAACATAGTTGGGCACTTAATAATGCTTCTGAAGAAATGATTATATACTATCAACAACTATGTAGTAAAGTTTATCCAGATATGGAATGGGTTATTATGCCTACGCTGGAAAGTTCAGGAGTATATAAATTATCACCCAAGTCTAGTAAGTATGGTTCGATCGTGTCTTTTGTAAAAAAATTTCGTGAGCAAATATATTATGAAAAGTCAAAAATAATTCCGTCTGTAATATTTCAAAGTAATGAAGAAATCAGAAGTGAATTCTTTAAGGGGTTATATGATGCGGATGGCGATAAAGATAAAAATGGATATACTAGAATAGATCAAAAAAATCAAATTAGTGCTTCTCATATAAGCTGGTTAGCACAAACTTTAGGATGGTCAGTATCATTAAATACCAGAAAAGACAAGCAAGATATTTATCGTATTACTATGACAAGAAATAAGCAACGTAAAAATCCATATGCAATTAAAAAAATGACTGAAATTGAATATAATGGGTTTGTATATGATCTAACAACTGATAACCATCATTTTGCAGCAGGTGTTGGTAATATGATTGTTCATAATACGGATTCAGTATTCTTTACATTTAATTTACAAACCCCAGAAGGAGAACCAATCCGAGGGAAAAAAGCATTAGAAATTACAATTGAACTGGCACAAGAAGCAGGACATTTAGCATCTAAGTTTTTGAAAGGTCCTCATGATTTAGAATATGAAAAGACATTCATGCCATTTTGTTTACTGTCGAAGAAACGTTATGTAGGAATACTTTATGAACATGATCCAAATAAAGGTAAACGTAAAGAAATGGGGATTGTATTAAAACGTAGAGATAATGCTCCGATAGTAAAAGATGTATATGGAGGTATAATTGATATATTGATGAAGGATCAAAATATAGAAAATGCGATTGCATTTTTAAAAGGATGTTTACAAAATATAATAGATGAAAAGTACCCGATGGAAAAATTAATTATCACTAAGTCGTTAAGATCAAATTATAAAAATCCAAATTCGATTGCGCATAAAGTATTATCGGATCGAATTACAGAACGCGACCCAGGTAATAAACCAAGTTCAGGCGACCGAATCCCATATGTATATGTAGTAAATCCAAATAAAAAGGCACTCCAAGGAGAAAAAATAGAAACTCCGTCATATATTTTGGAAAATAAGATTAAGATAGACTATTCATTTTATATAACAAATCAAATAATGAAACCGGTTCAGCAAGTCTTTGCTTTAGTATTGGAAAAAATATGGATAAATATGAAAAAAATACCAAAGGTCAAACGTTTCCGTCAAGAAATCGAAACACTTCGTAAAAATACACCAAAAGAAAAATTTGAAGCAAAGTTAGAACAACTAAAAAATAAAGAAGTAAAAGCGCTTTTATTTGATAGTTATATTCGAGATACAAATAATGCAAAAGAAGGAAATAAAAGTATAAACAGTTTCTTTACATCGTCGAAGAATAATTAACGGACTTTATTCCATGAAGTTCGGCTAGTGTGTCTAGATGAACACATCCTTCCTATAAAAATAGGATATCTCATATGATAATTCATAAAATATTTTTTTTTAGGAGATATCAGTTCTAATATGAATAAAACTAATATTAGAGCAAATAATAATAAAGAAGTAATATCTATTGGTTTTTGGGCAACTTCGCCTGTTAAATGATAACGATCTTCATTTTTTGTCATAATATAATTTATAAGATATCTATTATCTATAGAGGCAGGACTACATCCGCTTATAAGTTTATTATCCGAACTATTCATAAAAACACACAGGATTTTACCATCGTACGATTGTTGAATAAGCTGTTTATATTCTACACATACAGAATAATCATTTTGTTTTGATATGCACTTTACTTCGTGTATATCAAATATAATACTTGCATAAATACTTGCATAAATACTTGCATAAATACTTATAACTAATATTAGAATAATAATCAATTTCATATTTTAAGATATATATGTTTATAAAACATTTTTGAAAAAAGTAATCAATTTTATAAATATAAATATAAATATAAATATATATATGATTGATCAAATCATTATAAGTAAAGAAGAAGTATTTAAAATAGAAATGGACGAAAGTATTAAACCAGTTATAGGATTAATATTATTCATCATAATATTCATTATAATAATACCTAACGTTTTTTTTAAATATATTATAACTAATCAAAATGCAAATATAACCCTTTTTATTTTACTATCTTACATGGCAAATTTAGATTTATTAGCGACATGTTTAAGTTTTCACGATGGTCCATTTAATACTAAATTATTTAGTCAATTATACAAAAGAACAAATCATTTTTGGGGGTTTTTCTCTAAGAATATTATTAGCCTTATCACACTACTAGCGGTTGTGTTAATCGTATTAATAAGAACGGAGAAAATGAAAATTAAATTCGAGACAAAAATGCATAAAATGTTGATAATTATATCACAGCTTACGATAATATTAACCATAACATTTTTATTTCCAAATCGTTATATTAGAGAATTTATGGATGTAATATTCAAAAAAATAAATATAACATATGATAACCTATCATATAATATTAAATGGTTGATTGTATTTTTATCAGGTATAATTTTATCTATATTAGTTATTTTATTAGAAGCAAAAATAAATAATGAAATAGTACATAATTTCATTTATAATTTTATGAAATATAGAAATACAATAATAAAACTAACAGAATATTATAAATTAAACTGAAGATAGATGTGAACGTGTATTAGGGGGGTGGTTCAGTATTTGGCCTTCTAAAAATTGTTTCACAACCCCCCCAATCTCCATTACATTAGTCTCTAGATTCCATATTCTACTGAGAAGCTGTTCATCCTTAACAGGAGGTGTTTTATTATTAATTTCGTTAATATCATTATAAAGTGAAACTGCTTTATTATGATCAATCATTTCTTCCTGTTCTAATCTGGCAATAATTGCAGTTGATGTACGTTTATGTAAATTAGCTATATCTATAATAGGGAGTTCTAATAATTCATATTCACGCTGTAGTTGTAGTAGTTCTGGAGTGGTCCATTTATTACCTGATCGTGTAGTAGATAACATATAATATATTTATTGTATAATCTCTTTAAATAATTTAAATATATATTATTTTAAAAAGTAAATATATTATGATTAATATTTATTCTCTCATATCTTCTTTTTTACACCTTTTTACATTTCAAACTTATTATTTTCTTGAATTTTAAATCAATTGGTTATTAGAAATATCTGATATATTTTGTAACATACTATCAAAATCATCAAATGCGTTATTTGAAACATCATTAGTATTAATTCTTTGTCTTACTCGTCTGTTGTTAAAACTGAGGTTATTAGAAAATAATGAAGATGTCAAAGGTGTAAATAATGTAGTACTATTTAAAATATTATTATTAGACCGGTCGGTATTTTCATTATTTATATTATATTCGCGTATGTCATATCTACAAACAGGACATCTGTAATTTTCACGAAACCAATTCATTAACTGATTTCTTGAAAATATATGTCTACAGTTTCTTATTATTATTACCTCATCCTCATCTTGAAAACGTTCTAAACTAAAACAACAACTTTCGTTTAATGGATCTAAGATATCTCCATAGCGTACAATACGTGTAGCCGATTCAATTTGTATAGGCGTCGGTACAATTGGTACTGGGTCAAAAAAAGTATTGGATATATCCATATTAGAAAATATATTAGTGCGAGGTAAGGTGTTTGTATTGGGTGTATACACTTCTATATTATCAATAAAAACGCGTTCGTTGGGCATTCTTGTCTGATTAATATTAGGGGATTGTATAGGCGATAATAAATTTATAATAGACTGTCTTATACTATTATTATCTTGTATCATAGTTTGTATAATACGTGTATTTTCGGTGTGCATATTTATTAAAGATAATAGTGCCAAATAAACATAATCAGATATATTATTTTCATTAGGTTCACTTTCATTACTTCTAGATTGGGGTAATGTTCTTAAAACGCGTCTCATATATTTAATATTAATATAAAATAATTGTTTAAATGTAAATATATGTATTCATGTAATGGAAGAAAAAGGATTAAGTGGATTAAAAAATTTAGGAAATACATGTTTTATAAATTCTACATTACAAGTGTTATCTCATACGCATGAATTGAACGAATTATTCAAAGATAATATAAGAATTAATAAAAATATAGATGCATATTTATTTAATGAATGGAAATATTTATATAAATTGATATGGAATAAAAATACAATAATTTCTCCAAATAACTTTTTATCTACATTACAAGCTATTTCAGTTAAAAAAGAAAATGATTTATTTAGTGGATTTCAACAAAACGATTTACCAGAATTTTTAATATTTTTAATGGATTGTTTTCATAATGCTTTATCGAGAGAAATAAATATCGAAATAAAGGGTACGGTTGAAAACGATACAGATAAAATAGCATTAAAATGTTATGAGACCATTAAAAATATGTATTCCAAAGATTATTCGGAGATTTGGAGTATATTTTATGCGATTCAAGTTACAGAATTGAAATCTGTAAGCAGAGGAAGTATAGTAAGCTTAATTCCTGAGCCTTTTTTTATATTAAATTTATCTATACCAGAAAAAAAAAATGTTTCATTAATGGATTGTTTTTCTGATTTCTCAAGCGAAGAAATTTTAGAAAATGAAAATGCATGGTTAAATGAAGAAACTGGAGAAAAAGAAAGTGTAATAAAAAGAAATGTATTTTGGTCGTTACCTAAAATATTGGTAATCAATATAAAAAGGTATAATAATAATAATCGTAAAAATCAAAAATTGGTTGAATTTCCACTCGAAGATTTAGATTTATCTCCTTTTATAATTGGTTATAAAAAAGAGGAATATAAGTACGATTTATATGGTGTATGTAATCATAGTGGTAACGTATTAGGTGGTCATTATACTAGTTATGTGAAAACATCTCAAAATAACTGGTATTTATTTAACGATACACAAGTATCGAAAGTAGTAAATCCTTCATCAATAATAACACCAAAGGCATATTGTTTATTTTACAGAAAAAAATAAATTATCTATAAAATAAGTTATTTTACAAAATAATTTAAACAAAAACCATTAATTAAAAAAACATTTTAATCACTATATATATTATGGCAGTAGTTAGTACAACATCAACAGTAGATCCTGTAAATATGTATAATAATATAAATACATTATTATTAAACCCCAAAGTGTTATTCATAATAATAGTGTTAATTTTGATTATTGTCACAGTTGCATCGTCATCTTTAGGAGGATCAACTGAAGGAACAGAAAAAAAAAGTAGTGCAATAGGTGTAATAGTAATTGTAATACTAATACTATTAATAATAATAAATGCATTTCAATATTTTTTAAACGTGAATATTACGGCTTATATAAGTGGGTTTTTTAATCCTCAAGTAAAACAAAAACATATAGATATTGTTGTAAAACGTCCAACACAAACGTCTCCGATTGTTCCGGAAATTCGATTTAAAAAACAAGTTTATAATATTCCAGGTAATCACTATACATATAATGATGCAAAAGCAATTTGTCAAGCATATGGGTCAGAATTAGCAACATATGAGCAAATAGAAAAATCTTATGAAAATGGCGGAGAATGGTGTAATTATGGCTGGTCTGAAAATCAGTTGGCGCTTTATCCGACACAACAAAAGACATATGATACTTTACAAAAAATAGAAGGTCATGAACATGATTGTGGAAGACCAGGAGTAAACGGCGGGTTTATAGCAAATCCACGAGTGCGTTTTGGTGTAAACTGTTACGGTAACAAACCAAAAATAACTCAACCAGAAGAAGAATTAATGAAAACTGCAACTCCATATCCAGAATCAAAGAAAGACCGATTATTTCAAAAGAAAGTAGATTATTGGAAACAAAATATTAGTGAATTATTAGTTTCACCATTTAATCATAATACCTGGGGCGAATTATAGTAAATATTTGTGAATTATAATACAAAGAAAAAAGTATAGTTACACCGGAAAAAGTTATAATAAAATAATCTGGGTAAATTGAAATAACATTTATTGATAAAACGGTGGAAAATAATAGTAAATTCCCGATTAAAAATATTTTTAAAAAAATGAGTATGTAATATTTAATAAAGTTAAATAATAGCAGTATTATTTTTTTTATATAGCCAGGTGCAATAATAGATGGTAATAAATAATAATCTCTACAAATAACACATTTACATATTTGATTATAAGTAACATTATAATTATAATATTCATTTAAACAGCTATAATGAATATTGCAATTACACCTACAATTAACTATATAAAAAGGTTGAGTATTATAGTTTAATAAATAATCGTTACTTTCGTGACAAATAATACAGACCTTATCTAAATTAATAGTAATTTCATGACTATCATTATCTGAGTATGGGTCATATGTAATGAATAACATATAATAATAGTTAGAATATTATTATATTTTTAATTAGATCGTATTTTTTTTCGTTTTTTTTTTAGTATTTCGTTTATTTTTTTTCGAAAAAGTTTTGGGTTTGGGTTGAACTAAATTAAATAATTTATCATGAAGATCATCATCAATAAAATCTGTATCTTCCTCGTCAGAAAAAGCTTCTCTTAATTTCCCTCCTGATTTTATATCATATGATAAAGCCCAATTGGGTATAACTATATTATCAAATATATCCGAAACCTTACTACCTCCTTTATAGTTATTATTAATAGTTTGAATTGGGGAAATTCCTTCTTTCATTAAAATAGAATTTACCCCAAAACCGCCTGAAAAAATACCCTTTTCTCCATTATTAGTGAAAACTAAATCATTTGCAGAAAGATGTTCTTGAACACTCATTTAATTTAATGAAATATAAATTAATTATTCGTATATCGCTTTATTTCACAAACAGTTTTAGAATCACGATTATCTTTCAATTTATTGATAATAAATTCGATTTGTTTAGGATCAGATATAATTTCACCTAAAGTTTTTTCTATATACTTAAAAGTTAATGGCTCAGTTTGATTTGTATGTACAAATCGTAGTTTACCGTCACTAATATTAATAACTGATTTTTGTAATTCGTGTTTATTTGCATAATCAAAAATAGTACTATTTAATGTATTTTTTTGTGTGCGTAATTGTTTTAATTGTTCGTTAATAGTTTTTATTTTATTATCAATTTGTACCCATGATTGAATTTTTTGTTCAAAGGACATCTTTTTTATATAATTGTATAAATTTTTAATTATGTTATTTAAACAAATAAAGTAATTAAAGTTTTATGTAAATGGTTATTAATTAGGATAATGACTCAATATGTTGTTTTTTGTATTTTTAAATTATTCGAGATAGTATTGTTTCTATTTCCTGTATTTCCATCAGAGTTTTATGTACGTGTATGGATCATGATAATATATGTGATCGGCCATATACTCGGAGTACAAACCCAATACAAATTATGGAAACAATCTACTTTAGACATTTTTTCAAATTCAGATCTACATTTAGAACAAGAGAAAGAGATTTGATCGATAAGAATAAAATATTTTTGATTGTTGTAAATGAAAATGTTTTATTAAGATATATAAAATGTTTGAAAATAATATTTCCTCATTTAATCAATCTAGTCGTCTAGGAAGTGATGTTTTCTATCATACACAAGATGCGATTGAAAATCGTGCTTATATGAGTCACACAGTAAATGATTTATTATAAATTCATTTATTTTTTTTTATAATTATGGTGCATTCCCCATAAAGAAAATGGTACAACTGCTTGATTAATGACTTGGCTCCAATAACCTCCCTTTTTACTTTTTTTATTTCCTCCTTTTTTTTTGCAATTTCTACCTGCTTTTTGGGTCATATTTTGACCTTGTAATCCAACAATAGTGTTAGAAGGATTCATATTTTTATTAGATAAAAACACGTTATCATATTGTTCATTCCCGTTACCTACAGATGCCCTAACAAATGAGGCTCCACTATCATAAGACGACGGAGATGGTGATGGATATTGAGATCCGCCTTTTTTTTTATTATAATTATATTGAGCGGCCCATAATAACCCAGGAGCGGCGGCTTGGCCTATAATTCCTCCGCGATGAGATTTTCTACTTCTATGTTTTCTACAACAAGTACAACATCTGCAACTTTTGGTATGGGATTTTTTACTACGATGACTTTTACTGTTTCGTTTAGCAGGCATATATATTATTGTTATATTATTTTTTATATAGCCTTGAAAAAATCATATTTATTACGTAGAATAAATATTAATATAACTAAAATCGCTAAAATCAATAAAAAAATGATTAATACTAAAAAAACGGTAATATAGATATAAGGATTTATTTCATATAAAATAAAATCAATAACCGGTTTTAGTAATTTTTTGAATTCATGTTTAATATCTTCACGTTTCAAAAGTACTAAACACTGTTCAATTAGACTTTCTTTCATATTTAATAATAATAGTTTAAATAACTAATAAATACTAAATAACGGTACTTATTGCGTCCTCAAATAAGTAATATTTTCTTTGTAATGAGTAATGGAAAATATAATTATACCAGATGAAACATTTGATTTCTCAAAACTTACTTTAGATCATCCAATATCAATTCAAGGTGGTGCATATTTTACAAAAATAGAATTCAACCAAAAACCGCTTTATATTCAAACTAGTAAAAGTTCTACTAAACAAGGTATTTTAAAATCGGGAAAAAAATATTACTCCGATTTGATGTTTACAAACACATCAAGTAATTTAATAAGTTGGTTTGAAATGTTGGAAGAAAAGTGTCAAGAGTTAATATTCGATAAAAAAGATGATTGGTTTCAAACACTTTTAGATCGTAACGATATTGAAAATGCTTTTAATTCTGTTATAAAAACTTATAAATCAGGTAAATATTATTTAGTACGAGTAAATATTAAAAATACGCCGAATAACACGCCAAATATAAGTATATACGACGAATCATCTATACCATTAACATGTGAAAATGTTACTACGGATAGTGAACTAATATCTATTTTAGAAATACAAGGTATAAAATTTACTAGTAGAAATTTTCAAATTGAAATGAATTTAAGACAAGCGATGGTATTCGATAAAGAACCTATATTTGATAATTGTCTTATTAAAAGAAATACAAATAAAAATATTCCTTCTGATAAAATTATTGAAGAATCTAATCCAATAGTAGATGATAAATATACTTTAGCAGATACCAAAGATACTTTAGAAAAAAAATTAGAAATTCCTGTAGAAATCACATCCAACGACGAAGATTCTGTAAAGATATCACAATATTTAGAAAATTCGGAAATTGATACTTCTATTCCAGAAGAAGAAATAAAAGAAAATTTAGATTTAAAAATAGATATAGAAGATCTAGAAAATGATAAAGATATAATCGATCCTAATAATATTGAAGAAATAACAATCAATACAAGTTTAGAAAATATAGATAATTCAGATGCTATTACTTTACGAAAACCAAATCAAATTTATTATGAGCTTTATAAAAAAGCTCGAGAAAAAGCAAAAGAAGCAAAAAAAGAAGTAATTATAGCATATTTAGAAGCAAAAAATATTAAAAATACTTATATGTTAGATAATATCAACGATGATTATAGTTTTTTAGACGAAGAAATTGACGATGTATCAGAAAGCGAATTAGAAGAATTTGATAAATAATTCTTTTGATCTTTAGAATAATTTTAATCTATTTTTTAAAATTATTTTATCCTTCAATTTATATATAATGAGTGTTTCTTTCAAGAAAATATGGAATGACTACGGTCTAGGTATAATAGTTGTTTTATTAATAGTAGCATACTGTTTTAGTTTATTTGCATCTTATTTATCGAGTAAAGGTGAAATAGGAAGTGAATCAAATCAACATATGCAAAAACAATATAAAAATACCCATAGCGAAATGAGCAATAGTGTTCAACCCTCCCAGCCTTTAGGCGAAAATGAAGTATTTGCATCAGCAAATGGAACCAAAACCAGTACACCAGGGTTACCAACATCATGTTCTCAGCCTAATGTACAAAATCCTTCAGAATTACTTCCAGACGATACTAACAGTCAGTGGGCTCAATTAAATCCATCTGGCAAGGGTGAATTATCAAGTATAAATCTATTGAAAGCAGGCTATCATATTGGTATTGACACAATTGGACAAAGTTTAAGAAATTCCAATTTACAAGTACGATCTGAGCCACCGAATCCTCAATTGAATATTGGTCCATGGAACCAAAGTACAATTGAACCTGATTTTATGCGTCCTCCTTTAGAAATAGGTTCTGGAAGTCAATAATCAGCTAGAGAATTGATATGATATAATATTATAAATATATATAAATAATATTATTTATAATACAGGATTGGTTTCGTTTATATTACAAATAATAATTCAAATAATAGATACGATTGCGTTATTTTATATATCTAGTAAAAATCTAATATATGGTCAGTTATTGATAATTGAATATATAGTGAATATTTTGGAAGGTACATATTATTACTGGATGTTAACATCTACAATAACATCTAAAACAAATTTAACAATAAAACGTTATTATGACTGGTTTCTCTCTACCCCGTTGATGTTATTTACCTTTATAATTTATTTAAATGAAACAAAACATTCAAGTAATTTAAAATTCAACGAAATAGTTGAAAATGAATATATTTGGATCATTATTATCCTAGGTTTAAATTTACTAATGTTAATGTTTGGTTATATGGTAGAACTAAATTGCTTATCTGCTTTGGTGGGCGTGAGTTTAGGATTTATTCCTTTTATAATCATGTTTTATTTAATGTATATTCATTACGTAATAGGAAACACCGAATGGAGTATATTACTATTTAATTATATTGTGATTATATGGGCGTTATACGGGGTTGCAGCACTAATGAACTATACAATCAAGAATACTATGTATAATATATTGGATTTATTTTCAAAAAATTTCTTTGCACTGTTTTTATCCTATATTGTTATCAGTGGTTAAATAAATATGGTTTAATTAAAATATATAACAATTATATGGAGAAACATGGAATGTTTTTTTATATATTTTTAGCATTTATATTAATTCTTTGTTTAAAAATTTACTATGAATCTGATGCATTTAATTTAAAATGTATTATTTCATCGAAAGATGGTAATCGGTACTGTGTGCGCGAGCGATTGAAACTAGAGTTGGCGGCTGATCTACTTGCTAGTGTTACAGGTAAATGTAAAAATATGGTAGAATATATGAAAAAAACACATCCAAATGACGAACGTACAAAGAGACTAGACGAAGGGTTTAATCCTAAAAAAATAAACGAAACATTACCAACTAGTGAATTGACTGCATATAGTGAGAATAAAGGAGAGAAATTAGCATTTTGTTTGAATACCACAAAAAATGGAGATAAATTAATAGATATTGAAACGTTAACATTCGTAGCACTACATGAATTATCCCATATAATGACAAAATCTGTCGGTCATAAACAAGATTTTTGGCAAAATTTTAAATTTCTTTTACAAAATGCCAAGGCTGCTGGTATTTACGATCCGGTTGATTATAAAAAAAATCCCAAAAATTATTGTGGTATGAAAATAAATGATAATCCTTATTATGATTTGGTATAAAAACATTTATGCTATTAAAATTACTTGTTATAAGGTGGTTTCAATAAAATTTGAGTATGGTATATCGCCTGTTTTTGAACTTCCTGTAGCAGGTTGGTTAGATTACCAATATCATGTAATTGAAACAAAATAAAGTAAATAATTGTTTTATTTTGTTTAGTAATTAAAAATAATACTTGGTTTATATATATGTCACAAGTAGATAAAGATAATTATTTAGATGTTAAAGAAAAAATTTATAAAGTAAATTATATTAAGAAAGGAGTAATCAATAAAATTATTATATTTTCGGGTAAAAAAGTTGAGACAGATAAAGAAAAGTATTTTTCATCAAAAGAATGGGCAGAAATTCAAGAAAAAAACATACCTATTGAATTTACTGAACAGCAAATTCATATTGATGATAATATTACAACGGTTAAAATAAAAATTTTGGAAGAATTTAAATCAAATATGTCGTTCGAAGAAATCTATTTATTTGCTGGTGTAATTGAAAAAATCAATCCTATTTTTTTATATAAAACACTCACCCAAAATAAAGAGTTTGATGTAATTAAAAAAAAAACTGTGAATAAAAGGTATGATTTAACAAAAGACCGTTTAGATTTATTTTTATTGAATATCCAAGGTAATTTACCAGGACTAGTTGATAAGGAAAATTTCACATATGATGATATAATATCATTACAATTAGAGAATAAATCCCTTATAATAAATAAAATATTAGGACAACAATTTTTTTTAACAGATAGTAGATTACCTAATATTTATAATCCTTACGACTTAATGAAATTTAAAGGTAAATTAGATAAAATAAAATATACTAGTGTCGCTCCAAATAATTTAATTCTAAATACAGGGGATATTCATGATAATAATATTAATGTATGTTTTGCTAGAGATGTATTAGATTATTTATCTACATCTCATTTTGATAATAATTCAATTATGAAAATATATTATCCAAAATTATACGATAAAAATATATATACAATAGAGGATCTCGAAGATAATCAAAGTGTGCTAGTAGAAAATAATAAAAATTATCTAACTAAAGAGAATTTTCAAATTTATGAGGTAGTTGATATGTTTTATAATATTTATCAGCAAAAAAAAACAAATCTGAATTATATTGAAAAAGGAATCAAATCAATAAAACTATCGCTTTATCCCGTCTTAGATATGAAAATTCCTCTAGAAGTTATTTTTAAATCAATTCACGCAACAGAAATAACTCCGCTTATCAAATTAAATATGCTTAAAAAACAAGATAATTTATATAGATTATTTACAGATGAAATTTCAAATGATGGTAGAAAAATACCCTTTTTGAAAAAGTCAATTATATTCAAATTAATTAAAACAATTGGGAAAAATAAATCTGTTAGTTTTTATATTCATATTAATGATTATCAATTTATTATTTGCGAACTAGATGAAAGTGGAGTTATTACTATATCTACAGAATTAGATAAATCATATAATATAGTAGAAATAGAAAAGTTAATAAAAGAAAATATTAATTTACTTATTAATAATATTAATAATATTTTAGAGGAAAATGGGTTTTCATTAAATTTATTTTCAAATTTATCTAGTCAATATGTCGATATTAAACAAATGACGTATGAATGTAAATTGAAACTTAAAAAAACGTTTGATATAACTCCTTTTATAAAATGTATATCTACTTTATTTGTAAATGAAACAGAAAAAGGGGATAATTTAAGAATGAGATTAAAACGTATAGCAAATTTCAATAAAACAACCAGTCAAGAAGCTTTTATAATAGAGAAAAGTGAACAAGGATTAAGAGGATTCGAGATAATAGAATCACTTATTAAAAATTATCCGGATTTATCAAAAGAAGATGCTGAAGATTTATTAAGAAAAGTGGCAAATGAAATAGAAACACAGGAAGGAATTCGTAAACATGATATTAAAATCAAGACAAATCCAGGATTTTTAACTGAATTTAAAATAGAAAAACAAAGTAGTGAATTAACTATACAAGTAAATAATATAAATAATATTCGTTATTTAGATAGTATTCCTATTTACTTGGATAGTATAATACGTCTGACACAAGATAAAAAATCGACAGATTATTCAGATAAATTAATAAAACAGAATTGTTCTAAAATTATTAATGAAGAAGTAATAATTGAAGAAGAACCTGAACCAGAAACGGAAGTCGTATCTGATGAAGAGATTTATTTCGAGGAAGATAAACCAGAAGGTGCATTAGACTTATTTTTTGATGACGAAGAATCGGATGAGGAGGATAGTAATTTGGCCGGAGGAGATCCTGATACAAGCGATTCAGAAGAATCTATTGAGTCATATAAATCAACGGACATGAAAATAAAATCTCCTGAATCTATTCCAAATAACTCAGATAATGATTCTGATAAAAGTATAATGAGTGATTCGGACGATGATTTTTTAAAAGATCATGAATCAACCCCACGATCGAATAAAAGTCGAGATACGAATAAAAGCCGAGATACGAATAAAAGCCGAGATACGGATAAAAGTGAAATTTACGAGTCCTCTGATGACGAAAGTATAAAGAGTAAAGGAGTATATAATATTGATGGATTAAAATTAAATAAACCATATTATTTTCAAACTAAGATAGAGAAATATGACCCTATATTAATATTGAAAGAAGATACCCCACAATATAACGCTTATTCAAGAACGTGTAGATCAGATACTAGAAGACAACCTGTTATTTTAACAGACACACAACTAGGTAAAATAAATAAAGAACATCCTGGTTTTTTGAAAGAAGAGGATGTTATTAAATATGGGTCTGATACTAAAAACAAATATAATTATATTTGTCCTAGGTATTGGTGTTTAAAAACGAACAGTATTATAGATCCGCGTGAGTTGAAAGAGGTTACTGAAAATGGTAAAACAGAATTAGTACATCCGACTTGTGGAAAAGTATTATCAAAAAAAGACAAAGTGGTGAAACCAGGATATTATATATATGAATTTTATAAAGAAAACGAAAAACGATATCCTGGATATCAAACAGATAAGCATCCAAAAGGATACTGTTTACCATGTTGTTTTGATAAATATAACACATTAGGTAGAATAAATGCAAAAGAAAAATGTGAAGAAAATAAAGATATTAAATCAAAAAAACCAGATATGGGTAAAGAAGAAGAATATATAAAAGGTCCTGAAAAATTCCCTTTAGATCCAGGTAGATGGGGTTATTTACCTATGTCAATTCAACTTTTAATTCAAGAGTCTAATGTAGATTGCCAAATTAGTAAGACAAATACAAATTTGAAACAAAATCATCCGTGTTTATTAAGACACGGAATAGAACTAAGTAAAAATCAGTCTTTTGTTGCTTGTATAGCTGATTTGATATCTTATGGAAGTAGTCAATACTCTGAAAGTGGTCAGGTATTATCTATTAAACAAATGAAAAATAAAATATTATCAAGTATTACATTAGATACTTTTATAAAATATCAAAATGGTAATTTAGTGAATGATTTCAATAATTTTTCCCCAAATAAAACCTATGATTTTAATAAATATTCTGATACTAAAATTTTTAAGATGATCAATCAAGAAAACCCCAAAGAGGTATTATATTTTAAAAAAATAATATCTTCATATGAAAATTTCAAAAATTTTATAAAAGACGATGATACAATTATTGATCATACATATTTATGGGATATTATCAGCGTACCAAATAAAAAGTTATTTACACAAGGATTAAATTTAATCATATTAAAACTTCCTCAAGATGATATAACCAATAATGTTCAAATATTATGTCCTACAAATCATTATTCTACCGAATTGTATGAATCACGTAAACCAACTGTTATATTAGTTAAAATTGATGACTATTATGAGCCTATTTATCTTTATATGAGTTCAGATAAAAAGATCAAAATTACAAAGGAATTCAAAGAGTCAGATCCTTATTTGAGTGTAACTATGCGTAGTACTTTAAATAATGTATTGAAACCTATCATGAATAATTTATGTAAGCCTTTAGATAGTATGCCGTTTGTTTATAAGGCAAGACGATCAATCTTATTTGAAAATCTTATTAAAAAATTAATAATTTATAAATATGATATACAAAAATTAGTATTAAATTTTAATAATAAAATAATAGGTGTTGTTGCAGAACATGATAACAAAAGTGGTTTTATTCCATGTTATCCGTCGTTCTCGGTAAAATCTTACGAAGAGATAGAGATTATATTTATGAATAATATTTCCTTATGGAGTACATATTCTGAAACGGTAAAATTTTTAACAACGCTATGGAATCGTAGTAAAAAAAGAAAAGTTACAGCAGATATTCCTTGTAAACCGATTTTTAAGGTAATTGAAGATGAGATGGTAGTAGGAATATTGACTGAGACAAATCAATTTATACAAATATCTCCACCTGTAATGGTTTCAGATATTTCACCTGATATAGATTTACCATCCATAGAAAATAATAATTATTTATTAAATAAAAAAGATGATAAAACGTTGAGTGATTTGATAATTACTACATCCCAAGAAGAAGATAAGGAAAGAGTAGACTATATAACAAAAATCAAAATGGAAAGTACTTTTTATAATCTATTTCGTAACACAATAAGAATATTATTAAATGATTATAAATATATATCAATCCGCGAAGAGTTGGAAATAGAAACAAATAATTCATTTTTAATATACCAAGAGCATCTAGAAAAAACCCAAAATTTATTAGAAAAACTTGTCGCGAATAAAATTCAATTTACAGGTGATTCAAACTTTTATAAACTTATTAATGAAACAACTATTTGTACAAATAAAGATAAAGAAAGATGTGAACAACTTACAAATTTATGTGCATATACTAGTAATAATTGTAATCTAATATTACCTAAATTAAATTTAATTACAGGTAAATTAAATAAAGATGTTTATTTTTTGAAAATGGCCGACGAACTTATTAGATATAAACGTATAAAAAAGTTCATGTTTAATCCAGATACATATTTGATGTTTTCAAATGTAACTTATAATTTAAATGAGGATGAAATAATATTATTACAATCATTAATTACGCAAGAATATTTTGAATCTTTTGTACCGATAAATAAAAATAATTATGTAAAATATAATTCATATGATGAAGTTCAACCTGTTTTATCACAACCATATGATAATAAAAAAAATATTTCTAATATTCTAGATAAACCATCTGAATGCGAATATTCTATTAAAAATAAAATTACATCGTCCTATTGGGAAAGATGCTTTCCTACAAATTATCGTGAATTAAACTATGATGAAAGTGAAATATGTAGCTTCCAAATTATGATAGAAATAATAAAAAAAAGTAAAAATATTGATATATCAGTATTTGATTTAAAAAAAATATTATATGAGGAATATCGTAATTATTTAAAGGATCATCGTATAAAAATAATTGAAATATTGAAAAATGAAGGGAAAAAGAAAATGACTGATTTATTATTAGCAAATAAAATAGACTTTGAAAATTTCATATTAAATGAGAGTTATTATTTGACTATATTTGATTTTCTATTAATTAGTAAAAAATATACAATCCCTATAATTTTTATTTTTTCAAAGCCATTTTATCAAGTTGATCCGTTTCATAATTTTTATATAACTAATGGTAAGGATGAGGATAATTTTATACTTGTTTTCATACCGCCTTTTCAGACAAATAAGCTACCTAAATATAAAATTATTCTTAATGATAAAAACGAAATATTTATTCCTATAAAAGAGTTATCGGGTCAATGTGTAGATGAAATAAAGAATGAGTTGAATCGTATTAAAACGGTTGATCAATTTATCAAAAAATATAAAAAAAGTAAACCATTACTGATAGAAGAAGATGATGAAGATAAAGTAGACATATTAAATATAAAATCCAAATTAACAAAGGAAAGAAAAATTGATATTAATCCAATAGAAAAAAATGAATTTGATAAAAATAAAACTAAGAAACGATATTCAAATAAAGGAAACACAAAAACAAAAAAAATATTAATAGAAGAAGATTAGCTAATACTTCCTTCACATTCTGATTCATAATCCTCAATAAACACATTATTAAAATGTGTATATAAATTTAACGGAATGTTATCACTATCGCTTTCTGTATCATGTAACTGATTATGTATTATATTATTATTACTAATATCGTGGATGCTATCGTGGATGCTATCGGAGGTGCTATCGTGGGTGCTATCGTGGGTGCTATCGGAGGTGCTATCGGAGGTGCTATCGTGGGTGCTATCGGAGGTGCTATCGTCTGTGTTATCATATTCGTTATTATAAAAAGTATTATCGATAGTATTGTGATTAAATTGTTCGTTTGTTGAAATTAATTGACTTGAATTAGAAGTATAATTGTTTTCATATAACAAATTATTTAAAGCAAGATATGCATAATTTATGACCTGAGTTGTATTAGGAGTATAATCGTCATTATATTTTATATAATTTTCATTAAATGATATAGTAGTACGATCTATGTTGAACTGAGGTTCAAAACTAACAACTCTTATTTTATTAATAATTTTTCTACTAAATTTATAATTTTCTTCAGAAAACTGTTTCATTTTAAATATAAATTTGCCATCATTAAATTTTTTTATAGAAGGAACTAACGAAAATTTACTTTCTAAATAAAGATATAAATACGGTTTGAAAACTTTCAATAATAATTTATTATTTGGAAATTCCGGATGAATATTTATTTTATATTTTAAGTATGATTTCTTCATTATATTATTAAAATCTAAAATCATTAACATAATTTCTTTCAGAACAATTTTATCTGAATTCATAAAAACAAATCTCTTAATGATTTCTTCGCGTAAAATATATTCATATTTTTGAAAAAATCGTTTTAAACAAAAGTCTTCTAAGAAAAATTTATGAAATAAATCGCTATGATAACAACTAGAAAATTTTATATGAAAATATATATTATATAAATTGTGTTTTTGAAAAAAATCATTATCATATGGATTTTTAATTCCAAGTGGTTCGGAAAACATACTATCATTATTAGTTAGTGAATTTTCAATAATTTTAATTAAATCACGAATATTGAATAAAAATAATTTATGGTTATGAATCAATTTTATTACGTTTTTATCGTTTTTAGTTATAGTGTTAAAATTCAGATCCTTATCCACAACCTGGGTTGTAAATATTAAACGATGTAATATTTTAAAACTATGGTATATTTTCTGTATTTCAAAAAAAATATCAGCAAATATATGTTTATGACTTTCTTTTAAAAATATATTTTCTTGTACTTGTTTATATATAGCGAACTTTTTTTGAAGAGTAAAATTATTGTTAAGCATAAATAAATATATTTCTAATATGCTATGATTACTAGGTAATTTATTTATAAAATGTTCAATAAATAACATTATTATAATATAATATTATTTGTTTAAATGATGACAGAGTAATATAATTAAAACCCCGGATTATAGTCGTTATCTTCACCTGTATTAAGTGGTTTGATGGTAGATACATTATTTTGTATAGTTAGATTGTTAAGTGAACAAGGATCATCTGGATTATCTACTTTTTCTAAGAATTTATCAACTTCATTCTCTATATCTATAGGATTATAACTATCTGCTTGAAGTTTTTGTAATTCTTCTATATCTAACACTACTTGAAATGCGCTCGTACCAAAGTATCCTTCTTGGCCGCACATAACATTTGCTGATATTCCTTTGAATGTATCAAGTTCAGCATGTCGAGCCGCTTTCAAAAACATTTCAGGAGTTTCTTCAAAAGAAGCTTTGGCAATCGGACCAATATTATCATTATTGATACCATGTCTGAATATAGATATCATTTTATGTGAATATGTCATTCTATCAACAAGAATACTAAAATTATGATAATTGATATATGTTCCATCAAACTCTATAACATCCACTAATTCATTATAAATAGCTTGTCGACCAGCCTCAATTCCAAGTACATTATATATTTCTACAATATCATTACTAAATGTTCTTTCTTTATCAATATAATCTAAGCTCAATACACTCAACAGATTAGTACCGATAGTATCTAATACCCAAATATCTTGTTTTTTATAAGTCCCATTTGACTCGACCAAATTATCTTTAATAGTTCGTAATATTACTTTTTTGAGTCCTTTTACACCTCTAAGAATAATATTTTGTAATAATTGGTCTTGAAAGTTCTTCAAAATATAAATTTGATCAGATTGGTCTAAAGGGTTAATTTTACCTTTTTTGGATTTTTGACTAGTTTTAATTAGATTATTCATCCGAATTCTAAAAATTAGTTTATCAGAGTTGTAGTCAGAAAACACGCACGATATTTGATTATCATAAGCATTTTTAAGAACAAAATTAACATCGTCCATCGTAATATTTTTCTCTAGCATAATCTGAGAATTCATTTCCATACGAATAATCCATTTAGATTTTTCTGTTTCAGGAGCTATCGTATAATCAGCGCATTCTGCTACCATATTTTCAAAAGTATTGAACTGTGTTATCATATCTTTATCTTCTTCAATCAGCGTATTTAAATCATCTGGATCGAAGCAAATTTCGCTTGATGAAACAATTTCATCCAATTTAGTGTGTTCAATCATATTCATAATTGATTGAACCTTATCTTGTTGTGTTTCGTCTTCTTTTTTAAGATATATGGTAAGCGATGGATTTTTTTGTTCGCTAGAAAGAGATAGAATTTCTTCGATACGAGGTACTCCACGGGTTACGTTCGATTTAGAAGCAACTCCAGCAAAATGAAAGGTATTCAACGTCATTTGTGTAGAAACTTCTCCAATACTTTGTCCAGCAATCATTCCTACCATTTCACCTGGTGCAACAATTGCTTTTTTATAATATAAAATTATTGATTCCAAAAGTAATGTTAATGCCGATTTATTGAATCTTTTTACAATCAATAAAGATTTTGGAGATAAATGATAATAAAACGCGGTTTTGAATAATTCGGTAGGAGGGGTAAAGTAAATACTAACCAATCTATCAAAACAATTATCAATCATTTCATAAGCATCTAATGGAGTAATATCTACTTGTGAATTACTATTTAAATTTAATTGTCCTTTGATATTATTAATAATATATTCAAAAGCAACAGGTAAATTCAACGCAGTTTCGCTTTTATTTTTAAATACATGCGTTATGATTTCAGATCTCATTTTTAGAATATAGTCTATATCTTTTTGAACTCTCTGTATCATTTTATCTTTTTGTTTTTTAAACTTTGAGTTGGTTGATTTTATAAATATACTCGAAGTAACATTATTTTTATCTGGTATAGCAAAATGTGAGTAGATATCTTGAATATTCATATTAACAAACGGAATCTCTTGACATTCTACTTTTGTAGAATCAATACCATCATCCCCATAAATAAATTGTACTATTTTATTTTTATTAGTTCTTACCGTCATATCATAGGAAACCATTAAATCTTCTAATCCTTTGATTAATCTTCTTTGAATATATCCAGTAGTAGATGTTTTAACAGCAGTATCAATCAACCCAACGCGACCACCCATCGCATGAAAGAACAGCTCCTGAGGTGTAAGTCCGTTAACATAAGAACTTTCTACAAATCCTCTTGCAACCGGTCTGTCGTCATATTTTGTATAGTGAGGTAATGTTCTATGATTAAACCCATATGGTATGCGTTTTCCGTCTACATTTTGTTGTCCAAGACAAGCAATCATAAAAGATATATTTAGCTCGCTTCCTTTTGAACCAGCATTTACCATGGTAACAAATCGATTATTTTTATCAAGACTTTGTAATCCGATTTTACCAGATTCAGAAGTGGCTTGATTTAAAATATTATTTACACGAGTTTCAAATTCTTCATTATTTGTTTTTCCTGTTTTATTTTCAAAGATACTTAATTGAGTTTCTTCAATCAAATTTTGTACTTCTGTTTTTTTCTTAGTAATAACCTTTACTATTTCTGTATTGGTTTTTTCATTAGAAATTAAATCGCTAATACCAACACTAAACGACGAAGACATCATATAATCTGTAATAATATTTTGTAAATTATCTATAAATGTTGCGCATGATTTATTTCCAAAATCGTTACAAGTTCTATGTAATAATCCTTTCGTACCAGCACCTAATACCTTTTTATCCATCTGACCTCTAATATATTCGCCATTTTGTATTTCAATTACCAGATTAGACTTGGAAAATTCTTCATTTGATTTTTTGAATGCATTAGTTGAATAATTAACACTAAGAGGAGACATTATTTGACTCAATAAGTTAAAACTAGATACTCCGTTGCTATTTTGTGTGTTTTTCATTAGTTGATTTTCATCAACAGTATTACACGACATAAGTAAATTCATCGCTTTTCTAGCATCAAAATTTATATTTTTACGAGTAAATTGATAACATCCTAACATAGAATCTTGGAAAATACCAACGATTGTTGAGTTATTTGCTGGACTTATTAATTGATAAGGAACCGCAGCTAGATTCTTCAATTCTGATTCAGATTCTGGGTCTTGTGGCATATGCAAATTCATTTCATCTCCATCAAAATCGGCATTATATGGTTTTGTATCAGCAACATTCATTCGAAATGTATCCCCTTTATGCATTATCTTAGCAATATGACACATCATACTCATACGATGAAGAGTTGGTTGACGATTAAATAATACTGGATCACCGTTCATCATATGTCTATGTACTATATCACCTTCTTCTAATACAATTGATTCGCGATCCATATAATACCGTAATGTGATGGATTCGCCTCCAGGTTTTTCTAAAATTTTAGCCCCTGGCCAATTATCTGGACCATTTTGAACTAATTTAGTAAGAAATGCTTTATTTAATTTATTTACAGTTACTGGTTTTGTAATATTCTTAGCAATTTTTAGCGGGATACCTAGTTCTGCGATTCCCAAGTTTGGGTCAGCGGTAATTACAGAACGAGCGCTATAATCCACACGTTTCGCCATAAGATTACCTCTTATTCTACCACCTTTTCCATTCAATCTATCCTTTATAGATTTTAAAGGTCTACCTGATCTCTGTGCAACAGATGCAACTCCAGGAATTTTATTATCCACTTGGGTTGCTACATAATATTGTAACACCATAGTCCAATCATCAATTACATTTGCGGGTGCATTATTTAGAATCTTATCAAGTAAAGTCTTATTTGTTTTTATAATATTCACTAAGATATGACTTAAATCATCTTCTGATCGTTGTTGTGCGTCATGTTTTACAGATGGTCTAACTGCTGGAGGGGGTACTAACATGACTTGACAAATCATCCAATCCGGTCGTGACCAAACAGGACTAAAACCCATAAAAGTAACATCTTCGTCTGAAATTCTTTTGAATATTTTAAGTACCATTTCAGGTGATAATTTTATTATAATCGGTTCACCATCGGCTTCATCATTTTTCCATTCTGCAAATAAATTTGCTAATCCTTCTTTACGTATTCTTTTTGGCTGTAAACAACCACATCCGTCATCAGTATCTTCACCACATCGTGTTATTTTACCAGATAATGCAAATACTTGTTTCCATCTAGCCTCTGTAGATAGAAACAACATTTTTTTATATTTTTCCTTATTTATTAATAATTTACTACACTTAAAGCAAACGCATCTTAAACATTTTAAAATAGTGTTAATAAATTGGATATAAAATACAGGTCTGGCAAGTTCTATATGACCGTGATATCCTGGTGTTTTCATATAATCAAGGCCATCTGTTGGACAAATTATACCCGGCTCTAACACTCCCATTCGCGGGTCAAATAATCCTCCTATTACTGGTTTATTA